GTGACATCAACAGTTTCAGTTACTTCAATCACGTCTTCAGTTTTATCTGCCATATATTATTCCTTATATGTTGTTGTTTTATCAAGGGCAACCCAATACTTAATGTTGCCGGCCATTACAGAAGCAATAAGCTTCTTATCAATACCAAACTTATAAGTATCGGCATTGATGAATTTAAAGTTATTCATATCAAAAACAAAATCAAACTCTGCAGAAGTATTTATACTACAATTTGAGATGTTCATAGTGAATTGATTTGAAGTTGGATTAGATTTATCAATGATAGTGCATTCAATAAATTGAGCTGTTGGACTTTTTCTTACACTTAATGTGTTTGTCCTAAGAGTACCAGCAGCTTTTCTTAATTGATTTAACTGCTCATTAGTAACCTCAAACTCTATATCATTGCATTCTAATTCAATGTCTTTGGTAGGCACAGTTAGAATGTCAACCTCAGAGAAATAATATTTGAATTTGGTAATACCATCTGTGATAGTAACAAATTTTGCACCCTCATCAAAATTAAGAGTAGGGTCTTCAAACATATTAAGACAACTTAAGAATTCTCCTAAGTCATATATACCAAAAGTATAAGGCCAAACATATGCCGCATTAGGTATTACGTTTGCTTTTGCCATAAGTGTTTTGGAAGTAGACATTGTTCTAATGAATCCTCCCTCCTCTCCTAAAGCAATATTACTATTGATTGTTTGAAAGTTATTAAGTACATCAATTATTTCATTACTAAGTTTCACGGTTTGACTCCTTTATGTCATGTTCATTCATGGCCAATAATGCATAATGAATTATTTTCATTAAGTCTATTCTATTAGCTCCATTTTTTTTACCATATCTTGACGCATACTTAAGTACATTACCAAGACAAAAGTCCAATCCTCTTCCAGAACTGGAGATTAAATCCATACTTTGGATTCCATTAGGAGATGTGTAGTGACCTGAATAAGTCTTATCAATATATTCAGTTACATCTGCTAGATTTTTTTGTTCATTAAATTTCATATAGTATATATTATATCATAGTTAGTGGGGAAAGTAAACAGTTTTATAAACTTATTTTTGGTTTAATTGGTGCATCACCTAATTCTGCTCTTACAGATTTATATAAAAATGAATGATTAGGTTCACCTTCCCTAGTAAAACTGCAGCAAACATACGGACCAATCCAAAATTCAATTCCTTTTTTGGCATTATACGTAGTAGGTCCTTGATATTCTACTATGACTTTTCCATTATGGATAATTTTCATATAGCCATTAGCTTTGGTAGTTTGAATTGTTTTTATTATAAATGTATTCCACCCAGGGGACATAAGACTATATTGACCGTATGGTATTACACTATGACCTCCATATCCAATTGGATTTATATCTAACTCTATCTTTTTAGATTTAGGGTCATACCAAATGTGATGTGTTGGCCCATTGTTCCTTGTTGAAAACCAAGCTGGATAGATTTCAAATATAGTAATTCCAGGACCTTTAAATCCAACTCCATCATTTTCACTTATATCTTTAAATTGAAATGAATATTGCAAATGCTTATTCATAGGTAATGGAATTTGGCTCTGAAGTTGAGACCTATATAATACTCCAAATTCATAATCACAATCATCCGAATGTCCACCACCTCCAGTACCACGGGTGCATCCTTGAGTAATCATATCAAATTGAATAAGACCATCTCCCAGGGGAGTAATAGTTTCACTAATATAATTAGTTGAATTCGCGTTATATTTATTTCCTTCCCACCAATAATTTTTATCGGTTTGTGCGGAAGCTAACCCGGTTAATAAAATTAATAAACTAGGCAGCAACCGCATCTGTAATTTTTCCTATCAATTGCTTAGTAGCTTTTTTAGATTTAGAAAACTTTCTAAATTCTCTTTTAATATCTTTCAATTCAGTTTTTCCTTCTGGTAAAACAAACTCATCTTCTAATTTTTTTCTGTCAATTTTGATTATGAAATAATTGTCATAACCTTTTGCTTTTTTATATTCAGAGAACTTTTCTTTTCTCCACGTTTTAATCGTTTCTCTAAAATCAACATAATCACCATACTTATCATCAGTATCAATTCCATATAAACCTTGACCAAATGAAGAAGCATCAGTCGCTAAATGGAAACCCATTATAGTAGCACCAGTTAATTCTTTAAGTCTAAGTAAAGCATTCTCATAAATTTCTCTAGAACCTTCACCTTGAATCATCTTACCACCAAAGTTAATCATCTTATTTGAACGATGAGTTTTAACATCAGCATATTCATCTTTTTCAACATAGATTCCATCAGGAACTCCATCAGTTAAAAACATAATGTTTGTGTTTTGTATTGCATGCTTTCTTTGAAAAGCTTTAGTAATTTCAGCAGCTAAGAAAGTAGTTTGAATAAGTGGAGTTGAACCCATTTGGTCAAGGTTAGCTACATTCCTACCACTTAAGTAATAAGGAGTAGACCTTGAATATGAATGAGCTTTTGAAATTGCAAACATTGTATAACAAGCTTCATTAAAAGTTTTGGTATTCATTTTAGAAGAAAACATCTCAACTACTTTAGAACTTTTAATATCAATCTCACCACCTTTTTGTTCAACTTCACGAATTGAAGATGAATGCCAAGATGAAGTAGTAAAATTATAACACTCAAAAGGAATATTAACTTTTTTACAAAACATAGCAATAGTAATTGCTTGCATAGTAACATCTTCTATGATTTCACACATTGAACCTGAAAGGTCCATAAACATTATAATTCCATGTGATTTAGCTTGAGCTAATCTAGTCGTTGTTAAAAAGATATCCTCAGTCATTTTATATGAATGAAGCTTTAATGGGTCAAGCTTGCCAGACTTTGCAGTCGTAGCTCTTGAATATTCAAATGCTGCTTTCTTTCTTTCAAAATCTTTAGCTAATAAACTAGCTGTTGAATTTAAACCTGCTTTTGATTTTTCCCAATCATTTTTACAAGCTTCCGAAGTATAACACGTAGAATCTCTTTGGTCATAATCAATATCTTGAAGAATATGTTTTGTTCTTGCTAAGTCAGCTTCTTCATATGTGAATAACATATTTTTAAGATTAGCTTTAGAAATTCCAGAAGAATATTCAGATTGTTTGTCCTCTTCATAACGGTCATCTTTCTTTTCTAAAAGTTCATTTTCATTTTCTCTAAAATTGTCATCAGTCCAAGTTTCATGACCAGGCTCAACAGGTTCTTTAGTTTTTTCACCTTCACCTTCAGAATCAGCATCACCATCTTCACCATCAGTATCTTCATCATCACCATCTTCTGGAGGAGTAGTACCTTGTGGGTTTTCAGTTTCAGCATCATCATCACCGTCCATATCATTAGATGGAAAATCAGCGCCAGTACCTTCAGGCTTTTCTTCTTCTTCCTCTTTATTTTCTTCAATAAAGTCATAGAATTTTTTACAAACTTTTAAAACGTCTTCCCAAGTTTTAACTTCCATAGCTTCTTTAACTAATGGAGCTTCCTCATCTGAGAATTCAACTGGAATATAACCTCTACCTTTTGAAGAAACATTAAGCCTGTCCATAAGACCTGCCTCATTAATTTCTCTATCATCGGTACCAAATAGGTTATCATCAAAAAGTCTCTTATAACCACTTTTAAATCTACGAACTATTCCAGGATATGTCTCTTGGATTTTACGTTCAATTCTAATATCTTCAACAATATTTAAATAAGCTCTAGGAATTTTTCCAATTTTCTTTTCAGAATCATGCCACCCATCAGCTGGAGTATAAAGAGCATGACCAACTTCATGTCCAACTAGTAAGTCATAAACATCCTTACCTTTGTCTTCCCAAAGTGGTAATCTTAAAACTCTATTCATAACATCAAATGATGCTGTTGAATAATTACCATGTTGAACTGATAAGTTCTCTTTGGCTAATAATTTTGCTAAATATTCTTGAGCTGATAAATTCATTATAGTTCCTCTTCGTCCCAATCTCTTTCTAATTCAGATTTCATAGCTTCCTTTAAATCCTCTTCATCCATAGAAACTTCTGGTTCACCATTGATTGTCGCATCAACTTTTTCATAAAGGTCTGTGAAAGCAATTTTAGTATCTTCATCAAAACGATTAACACATAAAGATATTGCTTTATCACGTTTGTTGAATATTGAAAATGTTTGAACGATGTGGCAAAGACGACGAGTTGAAATAACCTCATCAATTCCATCATCATAAAAAGTTTTTCTAATAGCATCTGCCCAACCAACTAAAAGCTTAGCAAATTCTTCATCCATAACTTCAAACTTTTTCATATGCTTCATAACAATTTTTTCCTCAGTTTTCATAGTAGGAAATGTTTGTTCAAGAGTAATAGTAAATCTCTCTAAAAAAGCATCATCAATAATTTGAGCACCTGAATAACGGCCATCATCTGAACCTTTACCTTTGGTATTTGCTGTAGCAATTATGTTAAAACCTTTTTTAGGAGTAACAACTTCACCTGTCTTTTTAATTAAAACTGGCTTACCTTCAAGAACACCTTGAAGACACATAATTTTATTAGTACCACGGTCAATTTCGTCAATCATTAAAACTGCTCCAGCTTCCATAGCCTTAATAACCGGACCTTTCATGAAAACTGTCTCACCTTTAATTAGACGGAAACCACCAATTAAATCATCTTCATCTGTTTCAGGAGATATTTGAACCCTAACATATTCACGATTTAATTTAGCACAAGCCTGTTCTATCTGAAATGTTTTACCATTACCTGATAGTCCAGAAACATAAGTTGGATAAAACATTTTAGATTTAATAACTTTTACAATTTCTGTAAAGTTTCCCCAAGGGACAAATGTCTCATCAAATTCAGGAACAAAAACTTCATCATTAGAAACTGAAGCAACACCTTTAATTGCCATTGCAACTTTAGCCTTTGTAGGAACAGCTGATTTTGGCATCATGCTTTCTAAGTTATAAACTCCACGGCGGACCGTAGGACATTTATTTGTATATCTTATATTGACATATGCAGACCTTGGATTTTCTCCAATAGATTCAGCAGCTTCCTTAATTTGTTTTGAAGTAAAATTACTCATTTTCGGGTAATCATTCATTAGTTTTTCAATTGTTGCATTCATATTATAACCTCTTTTTTTATTTTATATAGTATATTATATCATACTTTGCCGTTCTTAGGCAAGTATTTATGGGTCCAGTGGTGACGAGTGAGTGGTCCAGGGAATTTTAGATTTGAGTTAATAATTTGTCTAAATTTGGTTTAGTAATTTCAATTGTCACTGAAGGTAATGGTAAATTCGGTTGTTCGTTTAATGATATTAAAGTCGCACCAAAAAAGTTTAAAGTTTTAAATAATTCAAAAACTGAAATGTTCGGGTCAAAATCCATTGTGTGAGTTATCATTACGCAATCCTCAACATTGTCATAGGAATAGTCCATTTTTGACCATCATTCCTAGTACAAACACATTTAGTACGATTAATTTTATCAACCACTCCGTGTCCCATAGCACCCCAAGAAACTTTCATACCAACCTTTAAATCTAATTTGGTTGCCATAGCTAATGTCTTACGATGTTGTTTAAAGATAGGGATGATTTTATTTAAACCATCATTATCTAATGTTGCAATTAATTTTGCGATTTTATCAATGTTATTCATATATATTTAGTTCCTATTTTTATTTTATAATAGAGTATATTATATCATACTTTGGCTGCTTTAGGCAAGTATTTTCAATAAGAATTCTAACGGATCCGTTAGTTCAGCTAACTATTCTATGGTGCTGAAATTGTTGATTTTTTTAAATTGAATCTTAGCTTTGAGCTTATTTTCAAGTAGGTCTGGTTTATGGGAAATAATAAATGTATTTGTTCCATTCTCCAGAGTCAGTAGAATTTTTAATAGACTATCCACACCATCATCGTCTAGTGATGAGTCAAATGTCTCGTCAAGGATTAACAGATTTGTGTTAGTAGAATTTTTCATCTTAGCTATTTGACGCCAAGCAAATAATAAACTCAAGTCAATCCTCATCTTTTCTCCTTCTGAGAAATTGTCATAGACAAATGTATCCCTATGTCTGGACTTAATTGTCTCTTCAAAATTCTCATCTAAATGGAATGCAACAAAGAATTCTAAAACTTGAAGGTATTGATTAATAAGATTATTCATTGCAGGTAGATATTCTTTTATGACTTTAGTTCTTATCCCAGTATCTTTTAGCATTTCTGATGCTATGTCATTATATAATAAATCAGTATTTGCTTTATCATATGCCATTGACCATTGTGTGAGCTCATTAGATTGAGCAATTAATTCTTGTATTGGTTCAAACATATCAACTTCTTTAACTTGCTTATTTATTAAATTTGACATTGTATTATTATGTGTAGCTATTTTAGCATTTATAACTTGAACATCTGACAAATGATTTCGTGCACTTTCCAAAGCATCTTCTGCAGATTTTAGTTTAGCTTTAGTATGTCTCAACTCATTCATAGTTCCAAGACCGGACGCCATGATATCACTCTCCATAGATTTCTTTAAATCTTCGGAAATAGCTTGTGAACATATTGGGCATGCCACAGATGTCTCAAAGAATTTATGCCTCTCCTCTAGACTCTTCATTTCATGTTGACATCTACCTTTATCAGAAATTAAATCATCTTTTACTTTTTTCATAGTCTTTAATTTAAACTCTATTCCTGATTGAGGTGGACATGCATCTAATTCTTTATTTAACGCATCTATTTTCCCCTGTGCCTCTGCTATTTCTGAATCATAAGATTTTTTTGCTTCTTCATTTATTTCTTCTAATTGGTTAATATGTTTTTTCTGATAACCAATTTTATCCCTTTGACCATCCACTTTTATTTTAGAATTTT